GCCGACAAGGACACCGTCGACGACTATCGCGCGCTCAAGGTCATCAAGGGCGTGCCGCGCGTACCGGACAGCCGCACCACCGAGAAAGGCGGCGGCAAGCGCCACGGCGACGCCGCCGTCGCCGGCGTGCTGGCCCATGCCGCCAGCCGCACCCCGGCCGCCCCCATCGAATACACCCCCGCCCCGCCCAAGGCCGACCGCTGGGCCGGTGGCGACGACGATCAACCCGGCAACTGGCAAGGCGCCTGGTAGGAGCATCCATGGCAATCGTAGACATCCACGGCAGGCCCTTCGAGAGGGAGGTCCTGCGCGAACAGCAGACCTCGCGCTTGGCCCAGCTGCACGCCGAGTACGCCGAACACCCCTCCAGCGGGCTGACCCCGCCGCGCCTGGCGAGCATCCTGCAGGCAGCCGAGCGCGGCGACATCAAGGCGCAGTGCGAGCTGTTCCAGGACATGGAAGAGAAGGACGCCCACCTACTCGCCGAGATGGGCAAGCGCCGCCGCGCGCTGACCACCGTCGACTGGTCCGTGCTGCCGCCGCGCGATCCCAGCGCCGCCGAGCAGGCCGAGGCCGACTGGCTCAACGAAGTGCTGCAGGATCTGCCCGACTTCGAGGATCTGCTGTTCGATCTGCTCGATGCCATCGGCAAGGGCTTCGCCTGCATCGAGCTGGACTGGCAGCGCCTGGGCCGCGAGTGGCTCCCCGCCGCCTTCAACTACCGCGAGCCTTCCTGGTTCCAACTGGACATGGCCACCCGCAACGAACTGCGCCTGCGTGACGGCTCGGCGGAGGGCGAGGCGCTCAACCCCTTCGGCTGGATCGTCCACCAGCACAAGGCCAAGTCCGGCTACGTGGCGCGTGGCGGCCTCTACCGCGTGCTGGCCTGGCCGTACCTGTTCAAGAACTACGCCGTGCGCGATCTCGCCGAGTTCCTGGAGATCTACGGCCTGCCGGTGCGCCTGGGCAAGTACCCGGCCGGCGCCTCCGGCGACGAGAAGGCCACCCTGCTGCGCGCCGTGGTCAACATCGGCCACAACGCCGCCGGCATCATCCCCGAAGGCATGGCCATCGACTTCAAGGAAGCGGCCAAGGGCACCCATGACCCGTTCGACTGGATGGTCCAATGGGCGGAAAAGAGCATGTCCAAGGCCGTGCTCGGCGGCACGCTCACCAGCCAGGCCGACGGCAAGAGCAGCACCAACGCCCTGGGCAACGTGCACAACGAAGTACGCCACGACCTGCTCAAGAGCGATGCCAAACAAGTCGCCACCACCCTGCGGCAGTACCTGCTCTATCCGCTCCTGGTGCTCAACCGCGGCGGCGACCGCGACCCGCGCCGCCTGCCGCGCTTCCAGTTCGACCTGGTCGAAGCCGAGGACATGGCCACCTACGCCGAGGCCCTGCCCAAGCTGGTCGAGGCCGGCATGCAGATCCCCGTCGCCTGGGCCCATGAGAAGCTGCGTATCCCGCAGCCGGGCAAGAGTGATGCCGTGCTCGGTGCGCCCGCCGCCGAGCCCAAGCCGACCGCCGCCGCGCGGGTCGCCGCGCTCAAGGCCGAGGCAGAGGCCGACCCGCTCGATGACCTGGCCGAGCAGCTCGCCGGCCAGTGGCAACCCGTTGCCCGCATGGCCGAGCCGGTGCAGCAGCTGCTTGCCCAGTGCAAGAGCCTGGAGGAATTCCGCGAGCGCCTGCCCGAGGTCATCCCCGACCTCGATGCCGGCCAGCTCGTCGAGCTGATCGCCCAGGGCATGTTCGTCGGCCACCTGGCCGGCCGGACTGGAGCCGTCTGATGGTCGAGCTGCAGGCGCTGCCACCCGAACAGGCGATCGCCTACTTCCGCCAGAAGGGCTACGCCGTCGGCTTCGACTACCGCGACGTCTGGCAGGCCCAGCATCAGGCCGCGTTTACCGTGGCCAAGGCCATGCAGCTGGACCTGCTCCAGGACATCCGCGCCGAGGTCGATCGCGCCCTGGCCGAAGGCACCACCCTGCAGGAGTTTCAAAAGCGCCTCATCCCCACCCTGCAGCAAAAGGGCTGGTGGGGCCGGCAGACCCGGCAAGACCCACTCACTGGCGAGGCGCGTGACGTCCAGCTCGGCAGCCCGCGCCGGCTCAAGGTCATCTACGACACCAACCTGCGCACCGCTCACAGCGAGGGTCTGTGGGAGCGCATCCAGGCGCGCAAAGCCAGCTTTCCCTACCTGCAGTACGACGGCGGCAACTCGGAAAATCCGCGCCTGCAGCACAAGGCCTGGGACGGCTTAGTCCTGCCGGTGGACGATCCCTTCTGGCAGAACCACATGCCGGTCAAGGAATGGGGCTGCAAGTGCCGCGTCATCCCCATGACCGCCGCCCAGCTGCAGCGCCGCGGGCTGGAGGTGGGCGAGTCGCCCAGCGTGCCGACCACGCCCTACGTCAACGCTCGCACCGGCGAGGTGCAGCAGATCCCGGCCGGCGTGCATCCGGCGTTCCACTACCCACCGGGCGGCCGGCGCGGCAGCCTGGTCCAGCACCTGGTCGACAAGCTCGAAGCCGCCCCCGCCGCTGTCGCCCGTTCGGCCATCTCCGACCTGGTGCAGGGCGAGACCTTCGCCGAGTGGTACCGCAAGCCGGCTGGTGGCTTTCCGCTCGCGCTCCTGGAGCCGGAGGCGGCCGGGCAGCTTGGGGCAAAGGCCTCGGTGGTCGTCTTCAACGAACAGACCCTGGCGGAGCAGCTGCGCAAGCAGACGGCCATCGTCATCGAGGACTACGCCCTGGTGCAGCAGGTCCTCGACACCGCCACACCTACCCGGCAGGCCGACGGCAGCCTGCTGTACCGCCTGGAGCAGGCCGATGGCTCGGTGCTGTTGCTGACGGTCGAGCGGTCGGGGGCGGCTGTCGTGGTTCGCAGTTTTGTGCGGCTGCTTCGGTAGAAAGCGAGAACGCTTGCGAGCGCGCTGGCGAGGCGATTGGTACTGCGCGGATACCGAGGGGAGGGATTAAGCCTTTGAGATGCGTAGCGGAGCGGCTAACGGGCTTCTAACGTATAGGGCTACCAAGAGAGTACTATCGGCTTAACACTTTTCCCTAAGCAATGGAGTGCCAGCTGTGTCGCGCCGCCCTGCCAACAAAACAATTCACTATGTTCGGGCCACCTATAAAAAGGGAGCCGCCCCGACGAAAAACTTCGAGCAACTCGTCCGGCAAGCGATGAACAAGCTCGGCCGCATGGACGAAACGGATATCACGATGTCGACACTAGGGGTTGTCAGCATCAGGCATCGGGAAGCGAAAACAGGTGAATCGTTGAGGCTGGCTATCGGTGCAGGCGTGCCCGGCGAGCAGATGACAACAATCGGCATCAAGGTCGCAGCAGCTTTCGATAACGATCAGACAGCCAGTGCCCCTGCCAAGCGGGCTTTTAAGCACGGTGATGCTTTCGTTTTGATCGAAGAAAATGACCTGCTTGTCGTTACGGATGGGCCGTTCCGGGTGAACACGATTGGGGTCTATCTCCGCGAGCTATTCTCGAAGGCTGGCTTAAAAAGCGAAACCGCGGCCTTTGAGTTGAAGAAGGTAACCAACCAAGACACTAAGGCGATTCTTGCCGCCGAAGGCATCAAGGAGCTGCGGCTCGGCACCACCATGTATCAAGCGACCGATGCCCTGGACGCACTCGAAACACCGTCTTCAGTGAAGGCTCGCCTGAAGTCGTTTGTGGGAACATTGAAAAATGCATTCGCCGAAGATGTTAGCGAGAAGGAGCTGCTCCAGCTTGCTGAACATTGGGGTGAGCTTCAGGTGAATACAGTAATCAGTGCAAAAGGCGGTTCGCGCGCTGATGACGTTGTGCTTGAGGCGATGCTGAATGTAGGCGGGGACGTGCTGGAGGAAACCGAGGAAGGCGTAGACGTCACAGTCATCACGCAGAAAGGGACTCCGGTCCAGATGAATCAAGTAACCCCCACCAAAAGTATTCGCCTCCTACGCAGAGAAGGGGCGAATGATTTGATCAACACCGAGGTCTATGCAGAGCTCATAGCCTATCGGAACGAATTGCAGAAAAAAGGGCAGTGGAAGCAGTGAACGCACCTTCAGGGAAAACGAGCTGGCGAAAGATCGCGTACATCGTTACGTGTATCGTCGTTTCCGTTTTCTTTGCGTGGCAGTTCCAGCCCAAGTATCACGACAACAGCAATGCGTTGTCCGTTTTGGTTACGGTGTTCTCAATCCTTGCAGGCTTCCTGGTGGCGGTGATGGCCATCGTAGGCAGCGAGCGTGCGCTCAAAGGTAGAAACTGGCGGCAGGACACATTCTATCTTCTACACGTCAAGCAGGACCTGCAGAAGCACTCCGCGCTGTTCTACCTCTACTTGTTAGTGCTAGCCCTGTCGTTTCTCGCGGCGCTAGATCTCGGCTGGCCCAAGCTTGTCCAGACCGGTGTAGAAGGTGTCCTGCTGTTTTTGGCGTGCCTGGCGATGCTTCTTTCGTTTTCTCTTCCAGGTCAGCTAACCCGCAGGCATGTCAGCGACTTGGAAAGCGCCATCAAGGCCCGGCGTGACCGAGAGGCGGGCAAAGATTCAGATGCCGTGGATTCCCCAATAGACTGACCAGAGCATATCGGCCTACTGAACCCCCTCATTCTGCACTAGCCAAACCATGCCGCCGACACTGGCGGCATGAAGACCAAAGCCTCCCTCCATACCGCCTTCGCCTCCTGCACCTTCGAGCTGCAGGCCGAGGGTGCGGCTATCCAACTGTTTCCGGCCGGCGCCTTCAGCGCCCGCGATGGCCGTCCGGCCGACGTTGACGCCGGGCACTGGTACATCGACGGACAGGTCGCCGCCCGCGTGCTGGCAAGCGCCGGCGCACGCGCCACCGATCTTGTCATCGACTACGAGCACCAGACCCTCGCCTGCGCCGAGAACGGCAAGCCCGCGCCCGCCGCCGGCTGGATCAAGGGTGCCGCGCTGGAATGGCGCGAGGGCCACGGACTGTTCGCCACTGCCCCCGAGTGGACCGAGAACGCCGCCGCCTACATCAAGGCCCGCGAATACCGCTACCTGTCCCCCGTCTTCACCTACGACACCCGCACCGGCGCCGTTCTGGAGCTGCTGCACGTCGGCCTCACCAACAACCCCGCACTCGACGGTATGGCCTCCCTGCCGGCGCTGGCGGCTGCCCGCTTCGAACTGGCCATCCCGGCCGCCCCTTCCGCACAGGAGAACCAACGTGTGAACCGAGACCAACTGATCGAGGCGCTGGGCCTGTCTTCGGACGCCAGCGACGAAGACATCCAGACCGCACTCACTGCGCTGAAGGCCAACGCCTCCAAGGCGGATGACCTGCAGCAGTCGCTCGCCGCCCTCAAGGCCGAACGCAAGCCGGACCCGGCCAAGTTCGCCCCGATCGAGGTGGTCGAGGCGCTCAAGCAGGACATCGCCGCGCTCAAGGCCAACCAGGTGGAAGGCGAAGTCGGCCAGCTGGTGAAAGCCGGGCTTGAAGACGGGCGCCTGCTGCCGGCCCAGGAGAGTTGGGCGCGTGAGCTGGGCCAGACCAACCTCGCCGCGCTCAAGGGCTACCTGGAGAAAACCCCCGCGATCGCCGCGCTCAAGGGTCGCCAGACCGACGGCCGGCAGCCGCAGGACAACCCCCACGGCCTCTCCGACGTGGAGCTGCAAGCCGCCGCGCTGACCGGCCTCTCGCCCGAAGCCTTCGCCAAAGCCAAAGGAGCCTGATAGATGGCCGTCATTACCCCCGCCCTGCTGGTCGCGCTGCGCACCGGCTTCCAGGCCAGCTTCCAGGGTGCCCTGGAAGCTGCGCCGAGCGAGTTCAAGAAGCTCGCCACCGTCGTCAACTCCACCTCGGCCAGCAACACCTACGGCTGGCTGGGCCAGTTCCCGCAGCTGCGCGAGTGGATCGGCGATCGCGTGGTCAAGGACATGGCCGCGCAGGGCTACCAGATCAGCAACAAGCTGTTCGAGTCCACCGTCGGCGTGAAGCGCACCGACATCGAGGACGACAACGTCGGCATCTACAGCCCGCTGTTCGCCGAAATGGGCCGCGCTGCCGGCTCCCACCCGGACGAGCTGATCTTCGCGCTGCTCAAGGCTGGCCATACCAGCCTGTGCTTCGACGGCCAGAACTTCTTCGACACCGACCACCCGGTCTACCCGAACGTCGACGGCACGGGCGTCGCCGCCACCGTGGCCAACAGCTTCGCCCCGGCGGCCGATCCGGGCCCGGCCTGGTACCTGCTGGACACCAGTCGCGCACTCAAGCCGCTGATCTACCAGGAACGCACCAAGCCCGAATTCACCAGCATGACCAAGCTCGACGACGAGCAGGTCTTCACCGCTGACGAATTCCGCTACGGCGTGCGGGCGCGCAATAACGCCGGCTTCGGCTTCTGGCAGATGGCCGTGCGCTCCACCAAGCCCCTGGACGCCGCCAGCTTCCAGGAAGCCTACGACGCCATGCGCGGCTTCAAGGCCGACGGCGGGCGCCCGCTCAACCTCAAGCCGACCGTGCTGGTGGTGCCCACCAACTTGCGCGCCGCAGCCAAGGAAGTGGTCGGTACCGAGCGCCTGGCGGGCGGCGCCACCAACCCCAACTACGGCCTGGTCGAGATCCTCGACAGCGCCTGGGTGAACTGATCGCCACGGCCACGGATGGCCACTTTGCAGGAGATTTGACACATGGCCGCGAAGAAACCCGCTGCCCCGAAGGCCTCGCAATCGGCGCCCGTCACCGAGCCGCAGCCGTCTTCGACCGTACAGGAGATCCCGGAAACCACGCCGGGCTCGACGACCGAGTCGCCGGCACCCGTACCGGGCACCGAGCAGCCGGCTGCCACCGCGCCAACCACCGCTACCGAAGCCCAGGCTCCGGCTCCGGCTCCGGCTCCGGCTCCGGCTCCGGCTCCGGCTCCGGCTCCGGCTCCGGCTCCGGCTCCGAGCGAGTCTGCCGCACCCTCCGGCACCGACAAGCAGCCCGAGGCAGCAACCGAGGTCGAGGGCGTCTACGTGCGTGCCACGGTCGGTCGCCGCTGCCGTGCCGGCTTCTGCTTCGACCCGGTTGGCCAGGGCTTTGCCAAGGGCGTGCTGAGCGACGAGCAACTCGCCGCACTGGAAGCCGACCCGCTGCTCAAGGTCGAGCACTGCACCTTCTCGGCTGAAGAGTAACTGCCATGCCTTACGCCAGCGCCCTCCAGCTGCTCGCCCGCTACAACGCGGACGAGATCGCCCAGCGTGCCGATGCCAGCCTGCCGCCCCTGGTGGACGGCGAGCTGCTGCGCATCGCCGCTGCGGCGGGTGACCTCTCCAGCTTCACGGCTGAAGAGCAGGCCGCGGCTGCCGCGGCGCTGGCCAAGGTCGAGCGCGCCCTGGGCGACGCCGAGCAAACCATCGACACCTACCTGGGCGGCCGCTACCAGCTGCCGCTCAGCCAGACACCCGATGTCCTGGAACGCATCGCCTGCCAAATCGCCCGCTTCGTGCTGTTCGACGACGCCGCACCCGACCAGGTGAAGGCCCTCTACCAAGACTCCATCCGCTTCCTGGAGCACGTCGCCGCCGGCAAGGTCCAGCTGGGCCTGGCCAGCGACGGCAGCACCGCGCAGCCCTCGGCCGGCGCCGAGATGGTCAGCGGTGCCCTGGTGTTCGCCCGCGACAACAGCCGGGGGTTCATCTGATGGCCGTCAGCATTCGCATCAGCCACAACCTGCCGCAGGTCCAGCGCCTGTTCCAGCAGATCCGCCGGCTCGGCGGTGACCCGCAGCCGCTGCTCCAGGACATCGCCTTTCTCGGCGAGAACAGCACCCGCGAACGCTTCCGCAGCCAGACCGGCCCGGACGGCGAGCGCTGGAAGCCGAGCCTGCGCGTGCAGCTCAGCGGCGGCAAGACGCTGACACGCGACGGCCACCTGGGCGACTCCATCGGCAGCTACGCCAACGAGCGTTCGGCCGTATGGGGCGTCAACCGCATCTATGCAGCCATCCACCAGTTCGGCGGCACCATCCGCGCCAAGTCCTCGCGCGGCCTGCGCTTTCGCATCGGCGATCGCTGGTCGACCAAACGCCAGGTCAGCATCCCGGCGCGGCCGTTCCTCGGGATCTCCGAAGGCGATCGCCAGGACATCCTCGACCTGGTCGAGAACCACCTCGCCAACCTGGTGCGCCAGCGCGCGCCGGGAGGTGCCTGATGCTCGGCCATCTTGAAAGCCACCTGATCGACCTGCTCAAGGCCAGCCCGCTGGGCTCGCGCCTGCGCGCCGTCGACAGCCTGCCGGACACCCCGGACAAGGACCTGGTCAAGCGCTGGGGCGTGGACGCACCGGCCGCCTACGTGGTGGCCATGGACGGCACGCTGAGCCAGGCCCTGGCCACGCCGCAGTTCGTCGTCGTGCTGGTCGCACGCAACGCCCGCAGCCACCAGGCCGCACGCCATGGCGACGGCAAGACCATCGGCCTCTACGAGATGCTCGATGCCGCCATCGCCGAGCTGCACGGCGGCGTCGCCGGCGATGCCAGCTGGGAGGTCACCCGCTACCAGTTCATGCAGGACGACGCCCTGCGCGACCAGGGCCTGCACGTGGCCCTGGTGCTGATCCAGGCTGACGTCGACCCGCCGCAGAAGGACGCGGTCAACCTCGCCGACTTCCTGGAGTTTCACGCCGACTTTGACATCCAGCCCTTCGCCACCGCGGCCGATCGCCAGCGCTGGGCCGCTGAAGACCACGCAGAGCCCGCCCCGGATCTGCACTCGCACATCAACCCGCAGGAGGGCTCATGAGCCAACCCGTATTCCTGGTGCCCGCCGAGGGCCTGAAGGTGCGCCACCCGCTGGGCGGGCACCTCAAGCCCGAGGGCGACTTCGTCGTGCTCGACAGCTACTGGCGCCGCCGCATGGCCGACGGCTCGGTAGCCACCGGCACCCCACCCACCCGCAAGCGCCAGGCCGCGCCGAAGGAGTAAGCCATGGCTGAGAATGTCAGCTTCAACGAGGTGCCCGATAACATCCGGGTACCGGGCATCTACATCGAGATCGACCCGAGCAAGGCAGTCAGCGGCGGCGCGGTGATGGAGCGGCGCCTGCTGCTGATCGGCCAGCGCCTGGCCAGCGGCACCGCCCCGGCCGGCGTGGCCATGCGCCTGGGCAGCCAGGCCGGCGACCAAGCCGCGCAGGCGTTCGGCCAGGGCAGCATGCTGCACGGCATGGCCAAGGCCGCACGTGGCGCCAGCGACTACGTCGACCTCTGGGCCATTGCCCTGGACGATGACCCGGCCGGCATAGCCGCCACCGGCAGCATTACGCTGACCGGCAGCCCGACCACCAGCGGCACCCTGGCGCTCTACATCGGCGGCAAGGTCGTGCGCGCCATGGTCGTGGCAGGCGATGCCGCCAGCGCGATCGCTTCGCGCCTGGCCGACGCCATCAATGCCGATGCCGACCTGCCCCTCACCGCCTCGGCCGAGCTGGGCGTGGTGACCCTGACCTGCCGCTGGAAGGGCGAGACCGGCAACGACCTGGACCTGCGCCTGAACTACTACGGCGAGCAGACCCCGGCCGGGCTGACCGTGGCGATCGCCGCCATGGCCGGCGGTACCGCCAACCCCTCGGTCCAGCCGGTGCTCGATGCCATCGCCGGCACCCAGTACTACAGCATTGCCTGCCCCTACCTGGACGGCGCCAACCTCACCGCCCTGGAAGGCGAGATGGCCGCGCGCTTCGGCCCGATGGACGTGCTCACCGGCCACGTATTCAACGCCAAGGTCGGCAACCACGCCGCGCTCACCACCTGGGGCAGCGAGCGCAACTCGCCGCACCTCAGCACCCTGGGCCTTTACGACATGCCGACCGCGCCCTGGGTGGCCGCGGCCGTCTGGGCGACGGTCGCAGAGTTCTCCGGTGCCAATGATCCTGCAAGACCGTTCCGCAGCCTGGCGCTGCCGGGCGTGCTGCCGCCGCCGGAGAAGAGCCGCTTCACCCGCGCCGAGCGCAACCTGCTGCTGTACGACGGCATCAGCACCTTTACCGTCGATGCCGGCGGCCAGGTGCTGATCGAGACAGTCATCACCAACTACCAGGTCAACAGCTTCGGCCTGCCGGACATCGCCCTGCTGCGCCTGGAAACCAAGTGGACCGCGGACTTCATCCGCTTCCGCTTCAACGCCGCCGTCGCCCGCGACTACCCGCGCCACAAGCTGGGCGACGTGGCCATTCCCGGCCAGGCCTACGCCACGCCGACCACAGTGCGCGCCACGCTGGTGGCCGAGGCCGAGAAGCTGGCCAAGGAAGACGGCGTGCTCGAGGACCTGGAAGGCTTCAAGCGCGACCTGATCCTCAAGCGCTCCACCCAGAACCCCAACCGCATGAACGCCGTGCTGACGCCGAACCTGGTCAACCAGTTCGACATCTTCGCCGCGGCCGTGCAGTACCGCCTGTAAGGAGGCCCCATGCAGCACCACGGCCGCGCCACCATCACCTACAACGGCAAGCGCCTCGCCTCCCGCGAGGGCGCCACCCTGAACCTCGGCGGCGTCGCCCGCACCCCGGAGGCGCTGGACGACGGCACCGTCGGCTACTCCGAGGCCACCGCCGCGCCCGAACTCAACTGCACCGTCCCGCTCAAGCAGGACCTGGACATCGAGGAGCTGCGCAACCTCACCGGCGCCAACCTGGTGTTCGAGTCCGACACAGGCAAGGGCTGGGTCATCCGCGATGGCTTCACCGTCGACGCCGTCAGCGTCGGCAAGGACGTCGCCCTCAAATTCAGCGGCCAGCCGGCCGTGCAACTGTAAGGAACAGACATGCAACAGCTCACCACCAACGGCAAGTTCCCCCACGGCCTGGTCATCGCCGGCACCACCTACACCCGCTTCGACATGCGCGAAGCCCTGCTCGCCGACATGATCGAGGCAGAGGTGGAATCCGGCGGCCCGACCCATGCCATCCACTACAGCGCCCAGCTCGCCGTGCGCCAACTGACCCGCGTCACCAACGACCAGGGCGACGAATTCAAGGGCCCGTTCGTGGTGGCGATGGTCAAGAAGCGCGGCGACTACACCGCCCTGCGCCAGGCACAGATCAAGCTCGACGACATGGGAAACGGCGCAACGGACGACTCCGCCAGCACTGGGACGCCGTCCAGCTGATCGCCCTGCGTCACGGCTGGTCGCGCGAGCAGATCCTCGCGCTGCCGCCGGCTGAGTTCCTCCACTACCTGGACAACCTGACCAAGAAAGCATGAGCAACCGCGACCTAACCCTGGCCCTGCGCCTGACCGCCGATGTCACCCGCCTGATGGGCGGGCTGAGCAAGGGCGAGACCGGCCTGAAGAAGTTCGGCGCCGCCGCCAAGGGCGAGTTGGCCGCGCTCGGCCACTTCGCCGGGTCGGTCGAGGGCAAGCTCGCGCAGCTGGGCGTGGGGGTTTCTGCCATCGCGGTGGGCCTGCAGTCGGCCCAGCTGGACAAGGATCTCAAGCAGCTGCAGCTCACCGCCGGCGCGACCGCGGCCGAGGCCGATCTGCTGCGCCAGAGCCTGATGGATGCCCAGATCGCCACCGGCCAGGGCGTGGACGAACTCAAGGGCGGCGTCGATGCGCTGATCGCCGGCGGCCTGGGCATCGCCCAAGCCACCGCTACCGTCGCCCCCATGGCCGAGACGCTGGCCGTCTCCAAGACCAACGCCGACGCGCTGGCCAAGGCCATGGGCGTGGCCGCCACCCAGTTCGACATCGACCTCAGCAAGACCGAAGAGGCCCGCCTGCTGCTGGACAAGATGGTCGTCGCCGGCCGCGCCGGCAACGCCGAACTGGAGAACCTGCCGGACATCTTCGCCCGCGTCGGCAGCAGCGCCAAATCCTCCAACCTGAGCCTCGACCAGACGCTTGCGCTGGTCGAGACGCTGTCGCTGGTCGAGCCCAACGCCGAGCGCCTGGCCACGCTCACCGACAGCACCCTGCGCGTGTTCACCAACGCGAACTACATGAAGTCCGCGTCCAAGGCGACGGGCGTCAAGTTCTTCGACAAGGACGGCTCGCGCCGCGATGCGCTGGAAGTCATCCAGGACATCAAGGCGCAGTACGACAAGCTCGATACAGATGCCAAGCGCTTCAAGTTCATCAACGCCGCGTTCGGCAAAGCCGACCTGGACACCCAGCGCGGCCTCAAGACCCTGCTCGATGGCGACTCGCTGGGCAAGCTGGACAACGTCTTCGCCGAAGTCCGTGACGCCAGCGGCACCATCGCCCGCGACCTGCCGGACGCCATCGGCAACGCCGTCGACCAGACCAACCGCCTCAAGGGCGCGCTGCGCGAAGCCGCCGACGACTTCGCCGAGCCGGTCAATGACACCCTGAGCGGCCTCATCAAGTGGGGCATGGACAGCAAGGAAAACGGCGGCCTCGGCCTGGACGGCAAGGACATGCTGCTCGGCGGTGCCGTCGGCGCAGCCGGGCTGTTCGGCGCGGCCCGCTATGGCGGCAAGGCTATCTCCGGCCTCGCCGGCAAGCTCGGCGGCACCGCTGCCGGCGTGGCCACCGGCAAGGCCCTGGAGGAAGCGGCCGGCGTGCAACCCGTCTACGTCGTCAACATGCCCGACAGCCTTGGCGGCAAACTCGGCGCCGCCGAGAAGCTGGCCGACACGGCTGGCGACCTGGCCGGCCCCAAGACCTTCAGCAAGCTCAAGACCACCATCGGCCTGCTCGGTAGCACCTCGCTCAGCGCCTTGCCGGCATTAGGGGGTGCCGCCATGGCCACCGCAGGCGCAGCGGTCACGGCGGCAGGCGCGGCGGGCTACGGAGCCGGCACACTCATCAGCGACTACCTGCTCACCGACCAAGGCCCCTTGGGCAGCAGTTTCGGCGCCAGTCTCGCCGACGGTATCGGCGAGAGCGTGGCCATGTTGCTGTCCCCCTTCAGCGAAGAGGCCCGGCAGGCGCTTGAACGCAACCGTGCCGCCGATGACGACCTCGCCCTTCGTCCCGCCGCCCCCGAAAACCTCACCGCCCCGGCTGAGCGGCTCGGCCAGAATGCCCAGTTGGGTGTGGCCGCGTCGCTACCAGGCGCGCCGCCGCTAGCGGCGACAGGGCCACTGGCACAGGGCCCGGTGATTCCTCACGAGGCCCTCCAGGAGGCCACCCGCGGCCTGACCGAACACGTCCGGTCGGCCATCAGCAGCGCGCAGCCGCTGCCAGCCGAGGTGACCGGGCGCATCGAGGTTCAAATCAACAGTGACGGCCGTCCGCGCGTCAGCCTGCTGCAGGCTGACGGCGGCGTCGACTTGGCCGCCTACACAGGCCGAACCGGGGCAGGTGGCTGATGGCGTGGCGCGACGAATACCGCCCCGGCGCCTTTCGCGGCGTGCCGTTCCACCTCAAGAGCAGCAGCTCCACGGGCGGCCGGCGCACGGTGCTCAACGAATTCCCCCTGCGCGATACGCCCATGACCGAGGACATGGGCCGCCGTGCGCGCCAGTTCAACCTCACCCTGACACTGATCGGCCCCGACTACATGGCCCAGCGCGATCGCCTGATCGAGGCGCTGGAGACCTTCGGCCCCGGTACGCTGATGCACCCGTTCCGGGGCGAACTACTGGTGGCCGTGCTTGGCGACTACAGCTGCGAGGAAAGCACCGAGCAAGGCGGGCTGGCCCGCATCAGCGTGACCTTTGTCGAAGCCGGTGAGGCACCACGCCCAGATAGCACCGTGGTCCAGGGCATCGCCGGCAACGAGGCCGCCGACGCGCTGCAGGAGGATGCGCTGGCCGAGTTCCTCGACCGCTTCGCCGTGGTCGGCTGGATCAGCTCCGTCGCCGAAGAAGCGCAAGGCGTGCTTGGCGAAGCGCTCGCCGCCGTGGGCGACGCCGTCGGCTATGCCGAGGGCCTTGCCAACGACGCCATCGGTTTCGCCCAGGAGGCCACCGACGAGCTACTCAGCGCCGGCGGGCTACTGGACGGAGCCGGCAGCTTCGGCACGCTGTTTCGCCGGCTCACTGGCAACATCCAGCAACTGCTCCTCTCCCCTGGAAACCTGGGCGCAGGCCTGCTTGGGCTGGTTCGCAGCATCAGCTCGGGGGCAGGCAATCCTCTGCTGGCCCTCAAGGCGCAGATGTCTTTGTTCGGCCTCGGCGACCGGGCCAAGCGCATCAGCGCGCCGTCAGCGCTGCGCACGCCGGCACGCACGCAGATGGCAGCCAACCAGGCGGCGATCTACACCCTGATCGAGCGCGCAGCGCTTGCCGAGGCGGTGCGACTCGCCGTGAGCAAACCCGCCAACAGCCCAGCTGCAGCAGGCGTAGCGCGCCTAACGGGCGTAGCGTCTGTCTCGGGCCGCTCATCGGCCGCCGGCAGCAGCTCCGCAGGCGGCACGCCGCTCTCCGGCATCGGCAGCCGGCCCTTCACTGCCACCGCCGTTCCGGCCCGCTCCGGTGTGACGGGAGCCAGCAGCACGGCGGTTCATCGGGTCGAGGGCGTCGCATTCGATAACCGCGACCAGGCAGTCGAGATCCGCGATCAGCTACTGGCCGAACTGGACCGTCAGCAGCTCAGCGCTGCTCCGGAGCGCTACCGCGAGCTGACCCGCCTCAGTGCGCAGCTGGTGACCGAGATCAACCGTACCGCCGCCAGCCTGGTCCCCCTCACACGAATCACCACCGCCCAGACCCAGCCCGCCTTGGTCATGGCTCACCGCCTGTACGGCGATGCCCGTCAGGCCGAGCAGATCGTGGCGCGCAATCGCATCGCCCATCCCGGCTTCGTGCCCGGCGGCGTCGAGCTGGAGGTGCTGAAAAATGCCTGAGATCCGCCTCACCGTGGACGGCAATGACTGGGGCGGCTGGCAGAGCTACCGCATCAACCTGGGCATGCAGCAGCTGGCCGGCAGCTTCGAGCTGCGCCTGACCGAGCGCTGGGTCGGCCAGGCCGGCCGCCGGGCCCTGCGTGTGGGCGCGCCCTGCACCCTGCACTATGACGGGCAGCTGCTGATCACCGGGTACCTGGACAGCGTATCGCCCAGCTACGACGCCGAGCAGCACAGCCTCAGCGTTTCCGGGCGCGACGCGACGGCCGATCTGGTCGACTGCTCGGCACCGCCTACCCAATGGATCGGGCGTAGCCTGGCCGACGTCGCCCGCGAGCTTTGCGCGCCGTTTGGCATTGGCGTCATCGACCAGGCAGGCGCCAACGCACCGTTTCGCAGCCTCAAGCCCAACGATGGCGAAACGGTGTTCGAGATGCTCGACCAGGCCGCCCGCACCCGCGGCGTGCTGCTCATTACCGACGGGCGCGGCAACCTGCTCATCACCCGAGCCGGCCAGGAGCGCGCCGACGATGCCCTGGTACTCGGCCAGAACGTGCTCACCGGTTCGGGCAGCTTCGACCTGCGAGATGTCTTCAGTAGCTACACGCTCAAGGGCCAGCAGGCCGGCGACGACTTCACCTTCGGCGCAACCGCATCGACCGTCATGGCCGCCGCGCGAGACGCCCGCGTGCAACGCCACCGGCCGCTGACGCTGATCGCCGACGGCCCGCTCGACGCGGCTGGCGCGCGCGAGCGCGTCACCTGGGAACGCAACGTGCGTTGGGGCCGTTCGCAGTCGATTGCCTACACCGTCCAGGGCCACCGCCAGAGCAACGGCGTGCTGTGGCGCCCGAACATGCTCGCCAGTGTGGTCGACGCCTACCAGTACATCGGTGGCCAACTGCGCCTGATCACCGACGTCACCTACAGCCTCGACGACCAAGGTGAGCGCACCGCCTTGACGGTGATGCCACGCGAAGCCTTCGACCTCATCCCGCAGCCCGAACCGGAGCCCGCCGATGCCACCTTCTACTAGCCGCCTGCTCGGCCCCATCCAGCGACGCCTGGCGCACCTGGTCGCACGTGCCGTGGTCACGCTGGTCAACGATGCCACCCGGATGCAGGCCCTGCAGCTTGGCATCCTCGCCGACGAGCCGCTCGATAACGTCGAGCACTGGCAGCCCTACGGCTACACCTACAAACCCCACGCCGGCGCCGAGGCGCTGGTGGTGGCGGTCGGTGGCCACCGTGCCCATAGCGTGGTCATCGCCTGCGCCGATCGGCGCTACCGCCTGGCCGGCCTCGAGGACGGTGAAGTGGCGCTCTATGACGACCTCGGCAACACGGTCCAGCTGCTGCGCGACAAGGTGCAGGTCACCGCAGTCCAGACGCTGGAACTCAACGCCCCGCACGTAACCATCAACGGCAACGTCGCCATCACCGGGACCGTCACCAACAACGGCCGGAACATCGGCAGCACGCATACCCATCCTGGCGATAGCGGTGGCAGCACCGGGGCCCCGCAATGAGCGATCTGGCCCTGATCTACGACGGCCACGGCTGTGACCTGGCCCTCACCGACACCGACCTGCAGCTCGACGATGGCCTGGGCACCGCCATTCTCATCAGCCTGTTCAGCGACCGCCGGGCCCGGCCGGACGACGCCTTGCCCGCCGGCACCAGCGATCGCCGCGGCTGGTGGGCCGATGCCTACCCGCAATTGGACGGCGACCTGATCGGCTCGCGGCTGTGGCTGCTCTCGCGTGAAAAGGAGCTGGCCGAAACCCTGCGCCGCGCCCGCGACTACGCCCAGGAGGCGCTGGCCTGGCTGCGCGAAGACGGCATCGCCGCCGAGGTTGTGGTCACGCCCAGCGTGCCGCGTCGCGGGGTGCTGCGCCTGGCCGTCGACATCCTGCGCGCCGACGGCGGCCGCGAGAACCACCAATACGACGTCTTCTGGGAGTCCCATTAATGGCCTTCGAACTCGACAGCCTGGAGCAGACCCGCCAGCTGATCGCCCGTGACATCGAAACCCGCCTCCCCGGTACCGGCGCGCAAACGCGCCGCACCGCTGCGGGTGTCATCGCCTTTGCCCAGGCCGGCGCCGTGCATGGCCTGCATGCCCACATCGCCTATCGCGAGCGCAACTTCCTGCCGGATGAACGTGCCGATGCCGAGGGCGTCGAGCGCTGGGCCGGGCTCCTGGGGCTCTGGTATCGCGAGCCGACCTACGCCGCCGGTAGCGCTGAATTGAGCGGCATCGCCGGCGCCCTGCTGGCGGCCGGTACCGTGCTGCAGTCAACGCAAGGCGTGCTCTACGTCACCCTGGCTGATGCCACCCTGGCGGGCGCGACCGCCAGCGTCACCATCCGGGCCCAGGAAGCCGGTGCGGCCGGCAATCTGGAGCCGGGCGCCCGCCTCACTCTGCTCAGCCCGACACCTGGCGTCCAGTCCACGCTCAGCGTCGGTAGCGCGGGCCTGACCGGCGGTGCCGACGCCGAATCGCTCGACGGCCTGCGCACACGGGTGCTCAACCGCCTGCGCAACCCACCACGCGGCGGCTCCCTGGCTGACTACAAGACCTGGGCGCTGGATGCTCACCCGGCCGTCACTCGCGCCTGGGTGACCGAATACGAACAGGGTGCCGGGAGCGTCACCGTGCGCCTGGCCTGCGACAACGAGGCTACGCCGATTCCCTCCCAGGAGGTGCTGGACGCCGTAGCCGCCTACATCGCCCAGCGCCGGCAAGCCGGCCGCAAGTCGGTCTATGTGCTGCCGCCGGTCGCTGCCGAGGTGCTCTACCGCATCCAGCTCAAACCGGACACCGCGGCGATTCGCCTCGCCGTCGAGGCCGAGCTGCGCGACCTGCATCGTCGCACCAGCGCTCCCGGCTCGACCCTGCTGCTCAGCCATATCCGCGAGGCCATCAGCACTGCTGCCGGTGAACTCGACCATGAGCTTCTAGCACCGCAGTCCGACCTCACCCACGGCGCGGGCGTGATGCCCGTCTTTGGGGGCATCGAATGGCTATGACGGCAGAGGCCTATGGCCAGCAACTCAGTCAGCTGCTACCGCCTGGAGCGGCCTGGACGCAAGATCCCGAAAGCCACCTGCAGCGCCTGCTGCTGGCCCTGGGCGAAAGCCTCGCCCGCGCCCACCAGCGCAACGACGACCTGTTCAGGGAAACCGACCCGCAGCAGGCCGCCGAGCTGCTCGACCGTTGGGAAGCGGCGCTCGGCCTGCCCGATGCCTGCAGCGTCCAGGGCAGCCAGACCGTTGTCGAGCGCGTCCAACTGGTGGTCGCCAAGCTGATCAGCGCCGGCGGGCAAAGCCGTGCCTACTTCACCGCGCTGGCCATCGCCCTCGGCTACCCGGCCGCCACCGTCACCGAGTACCAGGCCCGTCGCCACGGTCGCGCGCGCCTGGGCGAGCGCTACGGGGGCGAAGACTGGGAAGAGGCCTGGCAACTCAACCTCCCCGAACAGCAGCCGGGCGACACCCGCCTGGAATGCATCGTCAGCCGCGACAAGCCGGCTGGCTCCATCGTCCTGTTCAACTACGGAGCACTCTGAATCATGGACTATCCCAAGTCAGTCCCCGGCGTGAGCCTGCGCGATGGGCGCTTCACCGACGGCAATCCGCTGCTTGGCATCCCCGCCTCGCTCGACCCGGCCCAATGGGCCAATGCCGTCACCGACGAAATCCTCACCGTCATCCGCGCGGCCGAACTCACCCCCGATGAGGTCGACAATACCCAGCTGCTCGCCGCCATCCGCCGCGTCGCCACGCCTCGCCCCTGGGCCGTCGCACCCAACGGCTACACCGCCCAGCCGTGGGACCGCGTCATGCTCAACAACCGCGTCGCCACGCCCACCCTGTACCTGCCCGCCGACCCGCGCTACGGCCAGGAGGTGCAGCTGATGCCATACCCCTTCACCCAATACAGCCGCTTCCCGGTCACCGTGAACGGCAACGGGCACCCGATCATGGGGCTCGACGAACCGATGCAGATCAACGAGGACAACGTCATGTGCGCCTGCAAATTCCTGGGCCGGCTGAAGGGCTGGATCATCGAACGCATGGGCTACTCCGGCAATTCGTTCACCATCAGCAGCTACAGCGGCCAGCCCTACGGCCCGGACGCCGTGCAGAAACTCGACGCCCGCATCGTCCGGGGTGCGTCGCTGGTGATGATGGTTCACGGCGGCGGCTGGGTGGCCGGCGACCGCAACGCGGCCAACCTGGCCGGCGGCGCCTACGTCCAGCAGTTCCCCGAGAAATACGGCGTCGGCTTCGCCTCGATCGACTACCGCCTGGCCACCGCCAGCGAAAAGAGCTACCCCGGCGCCGTCGACGACGTAATCGCCGCAGCGGTCTACCTCAAGGGCTTGGGCGTCACCGACCTGCACATTCTCGGCACCTCGGCCGGCGCCAACCTGGCCGCCCTGGCCGTGATCGCCAGGCCCGACCTGTTTACCTCGTTCATCGGCTATTACGGTGCCTACGACCTGACCCAGCTCGCCCAGTTCTCGGCGGACGTGCAGGCCAATATCGGCCAGTACACCGCCGACCCGGCAGCCGCCAGCCCGACCCTGCAGGCCGCCGCCTGGTCAACCCCCGCGCTGCTGATCCATGGCGATGCCGATACCACCGTCGCCGCCCAGCAGAGCGCCGACTTCGGCGCCGCCATCGGCGTGGCCCCCATCAGCGTGGCCGGTGCCGGGCACGCCTTCACCATCTTCGGCGACCCGGCGGCGGCACTGCCGAGCTACGCCAAAAGCGTCTTCACCTTCATCGACGGAGTGACCGAGCAGTGAGCCAATTCACGCAGTTTTTCACCCAGGCCGGCGGCGCGGCGGCGGGCCAGGCCGGCAACATCTTCGCCGGTATCCGCCCGCCGAAGTTCGCCACCTTTGGCAACAGCCAGAACTATTCGGTCACCGGCCAATGGAAGACCGAGAACTTCAACATCCCGAACAGGCTGGGCTATGTCCTGGGCATCAATTTCGGTGAAAAAATCACCGTCGCCACCTGGAACAACACCCTGGTCTGGTCAGCCACCGATGGCGTCACCGGCTCCGGGTCTGTCGTCAATGCGCTGATCTACAACCAGGTGCTGGACAAGTGGTATATGGCCACCACCGTCACGGGGGCCGGGGTTTACGAGGTCGACATTCTCACCGGCGCGCGCACGCTGATCACCGCCACGGTGCCGGCGTTCCTGTCGCAGGGGTTCCCGAGCTATGCCTGCCTGTCCTATTGCACGGCGGACGGGCTCTATGAATGGCGCGACGGCGACACTATCCGCCTCTACAACCAGAACTTCGTCGAGGTGCGCCGCCGCACGTTCGTCGCTACGAACAACGTCAATGCGCAGCAGTGGTACTACACCGAGGATTGCCGGATCAGGGCGCGCGCGATCACCTCATGGAAGGGGCAGGGCTCCACCAGTAGCAACACCATCACGCCGGATCGCGTGCAGCTGCTGATCGAGCGCTTTGGTAGTCGCCGGCTGGTCGAGCTGACCGCCGAGATGGTGTTCAGCGCCAACAACTACGGCCTGAGCTCATTAACTCAGACCCCGATGGCCCCCGATCCGGGCTCGTGGTTCATCGGCAATGCCGTGCGCCTAGGCAAAAACACTCGGAACACGACCGCTATCGCCGACCCCTACCTGCTCGACCGCGCCGACTATGACCGCTGGCTGGGCGACGTGGCCGACGCCCTCGGCATGCCAGCCGCCCCCGCGTTCTATGGAGATTGGATCAATGTCTAGATTCGTTGCGTTCCCCCTGCAGCTCGACGACGTGCGCGTGGTCTACCCGGACGACATGGCGCTGTTCGCCGACGTGATCGTCGAGGGCGATACCGTGCACGCGCGCTACAGCGGTGAGCTGGACCTGCCACCGTCCGACCACTACCGCCAGCAACTGGCCGCCGGCGCGGTGCAGGCGATCAAGCTGGCCGCGTTCCAGGCCATCAGCGAACTCGACGGCGACAACGGCTGGCGTCGCCAGCGCGCCGAGGACAAGCGGGCCCTGGGCGACCCGACCCTGTTCGACGAGCTACTGGCCCGCCGCGAGGCGGTCCGCACCCGTTCCAATGAGCTGGAGGCGCAGCTGGCGGCCATGACCTACGACGAGCTGGACACGTTCGACCCGCTGCCGCTGTTGCGTGAGGCGGGCGGGCTTTGATGGCGCGCTCGCTGACAGCCTCAGCTCATCTGCTGGCGGTGGGCATGGTCGCGCAAAGGCCTGAATGGAGGGTACGGAGCAAGGGAGGCGTTTAGCTGAGCCAGGCACGTTCTGAGTGCGTTGGCTCGCTGCTCGGTTTCACCTTGCGCCAGCACATCAAGCGCCTCGGCCAGTTCTAAAGGGGTTGGCTCGCATATCAGCAGGCCGTGGCGAACGCTTATCTCGCAGCCCTTATAGGAAAGCTGCAGGGGCTCGCGCGAGGTGATTATCGCTCCGTCTAGCAACAGGGCGTGAACGTGATTGCGCAAGGCGAGGGATTGGCGGCGATCCTTTCCGCAGTAAGTCAT